GCAAGCGAACCGTGCCGGCGTCAACGGCATCAATTACTGGAAAGATATCTCCAGCCTGATAATTATGATTAGGAAAATATACATAAATTATGGATTGCTCATTCGTAAATCTAAACACAGGCATATCGCCCAATCCAGGATTTACTGACGCTGAATTGGTAACGGCAGGCTGAGGATCGCCTAAAGCATCTCGAGCTGTGATTTGAAAGTTATTTATGCTGACATATTGTGTTCTATACAAACCAAATAAAACAATGCCACCAACGCTTATTGGCGTTTTAATATAAATTGAACTGTAGCTATTAAGATTAGAGCCCGGGATATAAACATCTACCGTTGCAGATCCAGCTCTTGTAACAAAGCCATTGCCATAGCCTACGCTTCCGCCCGTGGCCGTAGCGGCCGCAAGTGTGGAGATTGTAAATTCAAACTGATTATAGGCAGGAACAGCTGTAACAACGAATGATCCATTGTAATAGGAATCTGACATGCCAGTAATATAAATGTAATCGCCTATCTCAAAGAAATGATATCCCGTAATCGTTATTGTCGCCGTTGATCCAGAAGCGGCACCAGTGCAGGCAAAGAAAAACGGCGTATAAATACTTGCAGACTGCGTATAAATGCCAAGATCGAGCTCAGTGATTGTTGGCGTTAAAACTTCTCTCTGGCCGTTTGAAATAACGGAAAGACCAGCGCCGTTATTTGCATCGCCTTCTGCGCCTACGCCAAGATATGTTGTCGCGTTTGTATCTTCCCAAGCCCACAGAGCCCTGACGACAGTTGGGAGAGCGGCATTAAAATATTTAACCCATCCGCCTAGCTTTTGAACAAGCGCAATATTCTGCTTATCAGGGACAAAACGTATAAGATTGCTTTCGGATATCGCAGCTTCGTTTAATGCAAGCGTGCGATTCTGATCTACGCCAGGGATAAGCTTTAGCGTTGAATGCGGCATCTATATCACCGTGTCGGCGTAGCGGTTGTAGAAGTGCTTTGCGATGACCACGCAGCCGCCTCGAACTTCTTGCGGTTTTCTTCGGACATCGCGCTCTTCAACAGTGTTTGATACTGCGTCTCATACGTGATTGGCATTTGTGGGTCATTGCCTAGCGCGCTTGAAAAATTGCGCTGATAAGCGGCAATATAGATCATGCTTGCCAATATCATTAATTCAGGCAGGTAAAGACTGATAAATGTTGTCGTCGTCGTGCTTGCAAAATTAGGATATGCAGCGCCTGTATAAGTTACATAATTTGCCAAGAATGTTGCGTCAGACGCGCCGGGCCCAAGGCTCTGTGGACGATAAGTGCCAACTAATTCGACAGTGTAATTTTGATCAGGAAAAGGCCCGACGTAAAAAGTATAATCATCGAACGGGCAAAAGTATTTTGGCATCGCCGTGTAGGTATAATCACCATAGACAGCGTCTAGAAATTCTTTTGTCGTCGGCAAAAGAGGATATCGTATTGCCGCGTTAGGGTCAGACACGCCGATCGGCGTTAAGATGTTAATCTGCTCAGGCACAACAAATGTGCCGGCTGGGACAGCTAATTGCCGATTGCCTGTGGTGAGCGTGTAGGACGTGGTCGAGATTGACGTGAATAGAAAGTCTAAGTCTCGATAGATTCTATTCTCGGCATAGGTAATCATCGCCGGGAGAATGGTCAAAAAATTAGGGTCAGTCGTATCGACGACCGCCATCGTAGCTATTTGGTTCAAATAGTTCGCGCCCGTAGCCGGCGTGCCGTTAAAGCTAAGACCTGTCGTCATCTAGAACCCCATAATTTAGGGCAGTTTACCATAAGACAGGGCCCGAAAGCTACTTGCGACCCCATCCGCATAGCTCCTTTCCGATCCGGTTGTGCTCTTTGGCTTCCCAGATCGTTGCGTCTGTGTCTTTTGAGCTCCAGTAAATGGGTTTTGCTGTTGCGCAAAATGTCGCCTGCTCGCTAATCGGGGCGTCTAAACCCGTCGTCGTCGCGCACCCCGCCAGGATTAAGCTGACGCTCGCGCTCAACAGCCAGACGGGCTTCAAGGGCTTTATGTGCCGCATCTATCTGTGCCTTTAAGTCTGCCACCTGCTGCTGCGTCTTACCCGCGTCAACAAGGTTCTTGGCGTAAAGCCAATCAAACATCTTACCAGCAGCCGCGAATAGGCTGCCAATAATTGTCAGGATGGCGTAGATCATTTGCCGGTGACGTTAAAGTCTTTGGCGGCAACAAGACCAATGCCGATCAAAGCATTTTGAAGGGCTGGCCAATCAAGCGTCTTGGTTTGCCAAGCTTGGATGCCGACAGTAATTAGCGTGATGATTCCTGGGATTGTCGTTAGAAAATTTTTAAAGATACCCATTGTCTTCCCCTATTTAGTTAAAGCGATAATTTGATTCTTGACGTCTGCAATACGCGCAGACCAGCCCTTGCCGAATGTTGACCAGATCGCCAAAGATTGCATAAATGAAAGTCGCTTATTAGTCACAGCCATTGCGACATATGTCTTGGTGGCCTGTATCGTCTGAGGTCCTATCTGGCCATCTTGCGTGACGCCAACCACGGCTTGCAGATATTTGGCCGCTCTTGATACGCCACTATTTACTGCAAAATCGAACACAGCAAAATCAACGCCAGAGGGCAAATCATCTCCGCGAATGCTATCCCAATATTCCTGACGGTAGATCGCCGCAACTTCATTTTGGCTAATCGTAAAAACATCAGCCGTCGGAAGATTTTGCTTTTTACGCCAGGCATTATAAGTATCCTGCGTTACGCCGAAAGCAGTGCGTCCCCCCGGATCGCGAGGGTCGTCTACTTTGCCTCCTTCATACTTTAAAACTTGTTTAAGAGCTTGCGGATAATTTTCCTTCATTTGTCGGCCTTATCGTCTAACTTATCGAATATTTTACCAAGCATTTCTTTTACTTCTTTCATGGCTTCGGCAAATTCGTCTTTTCTTAAATAATGGCTTGGGAGTTCAACTTCTATTTTATGGATGTCTTCTTTAAGCTCTTTGACTGCTACCCATAACTCTCTGGCAAACCACCCAAAAACAGCTATTGCCGCGCCCACGCCAAGGTTAAGGATATTCTGGAAATCCATTATTCTTTCTCGCCCGTATACCACAGGAGATTTTCCTGTAGTCGCTTGTCGTCTGGATCAAGCTCACAGGCGAGCCTGCCCTGTTCTATCGCCGCTTCCGTCAGCCCAAGACGATACGCGGCAATTGCGGCGTGATCGTGCGGGAGCGCCCCCCAAGAAGATGGGTCAGTAGTATAAACTAATTCTTTATTTTTGATAGATAGGGCGCGCATCGCAGCCCCATAACTTTCAGCCCATTTGTTCTGCTCATAATATAATTTAGTCAACGCCACCCAAGGCTCGCGCGTGTGCGGAGCTTCAGCCGCCGCCTTGTGATACCAGCCTTCAGCCGCAGCCTGATCGCCAAGCGCCGCGTAGCATTGGCCCAAGACGCGCATGGCGTAGCATCGATCGTTGACCCAAGTCGCTTCTGGCATTTTCAGATAGCGGTTAAGGGCCTCAATAGCCTCCTCATAGCGGTTATAAAAATAAAGCTCACGCGCATAATAAAAGGCATTTCGTGGGCAGTGCGGGTCTTCTTTGACTGATAGCTCCAGCGTCTCCATGTAATGACCCCTACTTTTTGTGGGATCAGGATGATGCGTTATGAGCAAAAAGTCAGTGTGCGCCCACACTTCTGTGATCCGCAGATCAGCCCTTATGTGTTCATGACAAGGATGATGCCAGTAATAGCCGTGCCGCGCGTGGATCTTTTCTGAGTAGAAAACAATGCCCAAACTCCAATCAAACTTATAGCGTAAGTGAGTTGTGCCTGGCACCCAAACGCGCTCTATTTCTTCCCGCCAGCCGGGTTCCATAACCTCATCCGCGTCAAGACAAATGCAGACGTCCATATCGCGAGGAATAAGAGCAAGAGAGGCATTACGCGCATGATCGAAGCGCCAAGGCGTAACGCAGATCTCATGAACGGTAACTCCGTTTTCTTTTGCAATTTTGACCGTATCGTCTGTTGAGCCAGTATCGGCAATGAGAAGCAAGTCTGCGTCTTGTGCTGATTTTGCCCAACGCTCTATAAACTGCTCTTCGTTCTTTGTGATCGTATAGACGGCAATCTTTAATTTCTTTTCCATCTTTTTTCTGGCCCCTTCTCCAAAAAATAGATCCAAATATTGTGGGCGATTTTGTATCAACCACGGCAACGCTTCATCATGCAGCTTTTGCGTGTTTTGCCCTAATGTCTGCGAGCCAGCGTGATGCACATATGCGCGCGAGATATAATGCGTGTATCCTTTCGCATTTAAATCCTCGCACATGACATCGTCGCTATACCACTCAATTGGCGGCAGAAATATATCGTCATACATTTTCTTGGATAGATAATGGAATATTGGGCTGAGACGCTTTATTGGTCTGCACTCATGCTCCCAAGACCATTTGCCATATTCCAGTTTGTCTGATGGCGTTTGCTGATAGCGTATGTTTTGGGTGTAGCGCGTGAAGTCCGTATGAGCCGCAACTATGCCAAGCTTATCGCCATGTATGACTTTTAGATTGCTAATGTCTTCGCATAGTAAGCGATAGCTATCAGGCGTCAAAACCAGATCATCAGCGCAGACGATGACTTCATCATATTCTTGAAAGGCTATTTTTAGCGCGACGTCATATGATTTTGCAGATGTCTCTTGCTTTGGGCTGTAGATTAGATGCGGGACATCAGGCGCGTATGCTTTCACGCTCGCCTGTAATACGGGCAAGCATTTTCCGTCCACTGTGCAAGTGACGATTGGAAGCACATTCTCCCCCTTCTGAGAATGCCAATATTAATTGAACTTGATGATGACTATGCCGGAGCCGCCGTTGCCGCCAACATTGGGATAATTTCCACAACCGCCGCCACCGCCGCCAGTGTTTGACGTTCCGGCAGTCCCGTTTCCAGAAGCATTAGTGACACCAGCGCCACCGCCGCCTGTTCCGCCAGTTCCTCCGGTTCCGGGGCTTCCTGCTGCTCCGCCGCCGCCGCCTGCATATGTTCCGCCGCCTAATCCAGCAGAGACAGACTGACCAGCGCCGCCGTTGCCGCCGTTATTGTTAGCGCCAGAAATGCTTGCGCCAACTGCGCTTGCACCGCCGCCGCCAGCCCCGCCATAATAACCAGCAGATGTAGTAGCGCCGCCGCCATTGTTGCCCTGACCCGGTGTTCCCGGACCAGCAGTTCCTGCCGCTAATGGAGAAGCATCACGGCGAGCAGCGCCGCCACCAGAACCGCCACTTAATCCACTTAAATAAGAAGTGCCGTATGTTCCAGCGCCACCGCCGCCTGTCGATGTGATTGAGCTAAATACCGAATTAGCTCCAGAGCTTCCTGTAGTGGCATAAGTAGCAGAAGCCGATCCGGCACCACCCGCACCTACAGTAACGGCATAAGAACTACCAGCAGTTACGGATAAACTCGTTCCAGTTAAGAACCCTCCAGCACCACCACCGCCGCCAAGCTGACCACCACCACCACCACCCGCGACAACAAGATAATCAACGGATGTGCAGTTATTGGGTATCGTCACCGTTCCCGATGAATAGAAAATGGCGAGCGAAGATGCGGGTTGGGTGTAGGATAGAATGACTATACCCGATCCACCAGATGATGTTGTATAAGACGCGCCATATGCTCCGCCGCCACCGCCACCGCCTGTGTTTGCAGAGCCATTCGCGCCCACGCCTGTGTAGCTGCCATTGCCGCCGCCGCCAGTGCCGCCTGACGCACTATTAGGCCCAACAGTTGTATTACCTCCGCCGCCGCCACCGCCAGCATAAGTGACCGAAGAACCGCTTATTGAAGAGGCGGTTCCATTTCCGCCATTACCTAATTGATTGCCTCCGTTTGTCCCTGCCGCCGATGCGCCGCCCCCTCCTGCGCCGCAATATGGAGGATTATAAGAAGGACAAATACCACCACTTGTTCCTTGTGCCGGTGATGTTGCTGGATTACTTGAACCAGCCGCAGCGGTTGCGGCATTAACAGAAGATGCGCCACCACCAGACCCCCCATCAGCACCATTCGATGTTGATGTTTGTGGCGATGTATATCCTCCTCCACCGCCCCCACCTGTAGAAGTGTAAGCAGAATAAGGCGCAGAGCCTATAGCAATATAACTATCTACTCCATTGCCTCCTCTAACACCACTTGCCGCACCAGCGTAAGAGCTACCAGATGCTCCCGCGCCAACTTGAATTGTATAAGATGTTCCGGGAGTTACAGTTATGCCCGTTCCAATTCTAAAACCACCTGCTCCACCGCCACCAGCTTGACCGCCGCCGCCGCCGCCGCCGCCGCCGACTATGAGATAATTGATGCTTGTCACTCCCGTCGGCGCGGTCCAGTTACCAGATGCGGTAAAAGACTGAATAACCGTAGCAACAGGAAATGGCCAAATGCCTTGGCTGCGATAAATTTGCTCTGCCAATAAAGACCAAACACCAGAAGCAGATGTTCCTGTCGGCGTATTATTGGGGCCGATTATTCCGCCATTTATGCGCCGCTCACCCATTAGGAAATTACCTCATAGGAGACAGTAAAGGTCAGATTACTTGCTGTTCCTGATGTGACGGAAATGCAAGCATTCTCTAACAAATAAATTCCATTTGTTTTTTCAATAACAACTAATGAAGCATATGCAGGAACAGAAACCGTCGAGCAAATTGGATATGCCGTTCCGCCAGATGGCGCGTTACCTTGAACTGTTGCATTTGAATAATATGCAACAGTGCAGTTTACTGCAGCAGCAGATGTATTGGCAGCAACAAGGCTTTCAATCTTGACGACGGTGCCAGATCCAGATGCATTATTCAGCAACGAAACGGCGCTTGTTCCAGACGGAACATAATATGTCGTCTGCCCCAATATCGATGTTACGTTAACAATATTAGGATTAGCCATCTTATCCTCCGAAGACTATCGACATCGCCACGGCAAAGCCTGTTGTGGAGACGGTTCCGGTAGACGCCGGAAGTGTGAGTGTGCCAGAAGCAGTGGCGCTTGCTTGAACAACCGTGCCACCGCTTGAAGATCCATTAAACTGTAAGCCACCAGTTGCGGGAACGCGCAAACGCTCAACGCTATTTGTCGAGAAAGCGACAACATTTGCGGCAGGGTAAAGAACGCCAGCGGTGCTGCTTGTCGTTCCAGCAATTGGCGGAACAGACGCGCTGCCGTCTGGAGTTGTGATACCTGTCGAACCGTTGATGACTACTGGCATTTTAGTATTCCTTATGCAGGCTGTGGCTCAACCAACTGCCAAGACAACGTGCCTTCATTCCAGAAGTAAACCTTGCCATCAGTTGGATAAGGAACGGGTGCTTCCCAATCAATCGTGATTGGGCTCAATACCCATGATGGATAAGGCTTTGGTGGAATAAACGCATCAAGCTGCGAATTATATGTGTAGCCAATTCCCGCATAGCGAACGCGGAAATTGCCGTTATAGCTGGTTTGCTTCCAATTGCCGCCAAAGAGGCGTTGGCAAAAAGCGATACCAATGCTCTCGACTTCATTGCCGTCAGGCGTTGACGTATCAGCATTTGATACGACGATCACCCGAAGGACGACATCGTTGTTATCTAATTCAGCGAAATGCGCCATATCATTTACCCAAATAGAGTGCGGTTAATTCGTCTTCGTCCCCGACATGCCCGACAGGGAAAGTATTAAAAGCCAGACTGACTCTTGTGTCTTCGCCGCCGACAGGCTGAACCATGTGGGTCAGTTCAGAGGGGAAAAGAATAATATCGCCAGTGCCGACAGGATACCACCAACTCTCTGAGTTGTAACTATTCCATTCCACAGGCGGAAACTTAATTCTCTTATACCCTTCCCTGTAGAAGAATATCTTGTCGGTTTCCTTATTGGCGTTCACATAATAGCAGCCAGAGATAAGGCTGTTGGGATGCGCATGCTTATGATGATACTGCCCCGGCGTTGTCCAGTTCAGCCAAGATTGAGTTATACGCAGTCGGACATCAAACTTTGGATTGATCGTCGCCATGAGATATTCATGCACACATTTCTCAATATATGTCGTAAGATTTGAAAGCTTCTTCTGCTTTAAGATATACCGATCGACGCTGCTTGTATTGCCGTCATTGGGACGCTGCTCTTGGTCAAGCATAAAAGTCTTTTGAGCTTCTGTGATGCCTTCTTCATGTTTGAAGAACCCGATTGGCGTTGGGAATAAATTTTCCATAATCATTCTGCAAGCGCCTTTTCTAGTTCTTCATACTTGATGCCCATCTCCTTTAATTGAGCTTCAGTCCATATTGTTGGAATGCTGTCCTCAAAGGCTTTGATTTTATCAATCGTCTCGTAAACTTCTTCAATCGTCGGGCAAGGACGTTCGTCCTCCCAACGTGTAAATTGATTATTGCTAATCTCCCAAGCAGCGCCGGGACGCAATAAATGCATGGCGGTATCAATACCCATTAGCCTATATATCTTCGTGTTTTCTGGTTTTTTCATTTCATGAGACCCCTTCTTCTCATTAGTGAAGTGAATTATGCAGTAACTTCAATCCATGCCAACGTCGCCTCATCCCAGCTGTAACGCTTGCCGTCAGTTGGATAAGGAACAGGCGCATCCCACAAGCAGGATTGCTCATTCAATACCCAAGATGGGAATGGCTGCGGCGGGATGAATGCATCGCGCGTGGCGTCGTATGTATAGCCCAAGCCAGCATAGTTCTTGCGAAACGCCTTTGACTGATCAGGATCAGGCTCATTGGTGTTTGGCGTATAATAAACGCCGCCACGGGTATTGTATGATGTCTGCTTATAGACATCTCCCGTGCGCTGGAACAATTCGTCCTCCTTGCCATCGTCATGCTCCGCGCCGACGGTGACAAAGACAACGACGTTATTCTCATCAAGTTTTGCAAAGTGTGCCATGTTATCCTCTATGCAAATACTACAGTTTCGTCTGTGGTTGATGTAGCGGTTACGGTGTAAATGTTATAGCCAGCCGTCGCCGTGGACAAGGATGCGGTTACGCCGCTGGAGAAGACAGCCTTAACGGTGTTTGGAATTTTAATGATGACAACGCCGGAGCCGCCTGTGCCAGATGTAACACTGCCAGCATGACTGTCTGCACCACCACCGCCACCGCCAGTGTTTGCTGTTCCACTAACAGCTGATCCGGTATTAGCACCTGCGCCACCGCCACCATTGCCGCCAGCGCCAGTTACTGAGCTATATGTGCCACCACCACCGCCACCGGCGTAGTAAGTTGCTGACCCTGTAATAGATGATTGAACACCAACGCCGCCAGTTGCGTTACCAGAACCAGCTGGTGTTGTGCCAGCGCCACCAGCGCCGCCACCGCCACCACCGGACGTTCCGGCAAGATTACTTGGAGTATTTACAGCACCATTGCCACCGCCAAAACCTTGATTTGTAGTGCCAGAACCGCCCGGAGTTGCCGGACCACCGACTGAGCCCCCGCCACCGGAGCCACCTGTGACACCGCTTGTTGCAGTTCCTGCAACATACGAACCGCCGCCGCCGCCGCCAATTGATGTAATGGTAGAAAATACAGAGTTGTTACCACTGCCACCAGTTGTAGATGCACTAGCAGTGCCGCCTGCGCCCACAGTTACAGTGTATGAAGTTCCTAATGTAAGAGTTAATGAACTTTCAGCAGATGCGCCTCCCCCAGATGTCCCCGCTGATGTTCTAAAGCCACCAGCGCCGCCGCCACCGCCGTAATATAAGCCACCACCTGCGCCACCACCAGCAACCACAAGGAAGTCAGCAGTCGTCGTTGATGAATTGGCCTTAAACGTCACCGTCTCGCTGGTCGTTGATGTCGCGGTTACGGAGTAGATGTTAAATCCTGATGTCGCGGTGCTAACGGTCGCCGTAACGCCGCTGGAGAACTGCGCGCCGTATGTGTTGGGGAGCTTTAGGACGACAATGCCGGAGCCGCCGGAAGCGCCATTGGTGTTAGGAGAATTACCACCGCCACCACCGCCGCCGCCTGTATTAGCTGTTCCGGCAACAACTGCCCTAGATGCATGGCCGCCAGCGCCACCACCGCCTGTGCCGCCTGTGCCGCCAGCTGTTTGGCTTTGGTTACCGCCACCGCCGCCGCCTGCATAAGTAGATCCTGTAATACTATTGGTGCTGGAACCTGCGCCGCCATTACCAGCGGTATTGGAAGACGATGCACCGCCTACCGCGCCTGCGCCGCCACCGCCACCGCCTTGGCTGTTGCTAGGCGCAGTAACAGCGCCAGCGCCACCGTTATTTCCTTGACCTGATGGCGATGCGTTACCCGCGCCACCTTGATAACCTCCACCACCGCCAGAACCACCATTGCCACCTGCGGTGCTTGCAGCGCCAGAACCGCCGCCACCGCCGCCTGTAGAAGTAGTCCCAGAAAAAACAGAATCACTACCATTAGTGCCATTGCTACTTATAGATGAGCCCGGTCCACCTGCACCAACTGTTACGGTATATGCTGTATTGACAGATAGCGATTGAGTTGTAAGTGCGCGGTAACCACCAGCGCCACCGCCGCCTTGACCGCCGCCATTTGCACCACCACCACCACCACCACCCGCGACGACGAGATAATCCATCAGCACACCCGTCGCAAAGGACACGGTCTCGCTTGTGGTTGATGTCGCGGTTACGGAATAGACGTTGTAGCCAGCGGTCTGGGTTATTGAAGACGTAACGCCGCCTGAGAAAGAGGCGACGATGTTGTTTGGAACTTTAAGGATGACGATGCCGGAGCCGCCTGCGCCGCCTGTCTGGTTTGAACCAGAAGACCCAACTGAGCAACCACCGCCACCGCCACCAGTGTTTGCCGTTCCTGCGGTGCCAGCATTAGATGGCGAAGCACCAGCCGCACCACCACCACCAGAGCCGCCATTGCCAGCCGTTCCGCCAGCATATACGCCGCCACCGCCGCCGCCTGCGCGTGTTACTGAAGATCCCGAAATTGACGATGCTGTTCCTGCGCCGCCTGCACCGCCAGTAGTTGATGTTCCATTGCTCCCAACAGCACCAGCACCACCGCCGCCACCAGAGCCGTAATTAGGGCCAACATTGCCTACGCCATCGCCGCCTTTACTACCTTGAGATGGCGATGTGCTTGGCGTGTTACCCGCTGCGCCTGTGCCAGTATTGCCAGCGCCACCACCACCAGAACCACCAGCTAACGCTCCATTACCAGAATTAGCACCGCCGCCACCGCCGCCTGCAGATGTTATTGTAGAGAAAACAGAGTTGTTCCCAGAACCACCTTGACCTCCGGGAGCTCCTGCTGCTGGACCAGCATTTCCTCCACTACCAACTGTAACGGTATATGGCGTAGAAAGAGAGAGATTTTGGCCTGTAAACTCACGATAGCCGCCAGCACCGCCGCCGCCGCCGCCCCACGAGCCAGCAACGCTGCCACCACCACCACCACCACCTGCGACAACGAGATAGTCAGCAACAATACCGGGATTGAAGGATACGGTCTCGCTGGTCGTGCTTGTGGCCGTTACGGTGTAGACGTTATATCCAGCAACAGATGTGCTTACGGAAGACGTAACGCCGCCTGAGAATGTTGCGGTGTAGGTATTGGGGACTTGCAAAATAACAACGCCAGAGCCGCCTGTGCCGCCAGAACCTCTGGTATTTGATGGCGCGGTCCAACCGCCGCCTCCTCCACCGCCGCCTGTATTTGGAGAACCGGATGTTGCTGTAGTTGCGCTAGTCGAGCCTGCTCCACCGCCGCCAGAGCCGCCTGTTCCGGCTGTTCCACCGCCATATGTTCCACCACCACCGCCGCCTGCACGGGTTACGGGAGAGCCAGTTATTGGAGAAGCAGAACCTGCTCCACCATTGCCGCCTGCTGGTCCCGTGCCAGCCGCGCCTACCGCACCAGCACCACCACCGCCACCAGAGCCATAAAAAGGACCAACATTTCCAGACCCTAAACCACCATCGTTACCTTGCGATGGTGTAGTAGCTGGCGTATTCCCTAATCCAATAGACCCAGATACGTTACCGGGATTTTGTATATAGCCAGCGCCGCCTCCAGAACCGCCATCCTTACCATTGCCTTCAGAGCCGGGAGAAATACTTGTCCAAGCACCGCCACCACCGCCACCGTTTGTGGCTATAGTGCTAAAAGCTGAATTATTTCCAGTTGTCCCTGCTGTGTTATCAGAGGTTGAACCACCACCACCTGCACCTACTGTGACAGTGTAAGAACTACCTGCTGCAATAGATAAAGTGCTTGCTAAATATCCACCAGCACCACCGCCACCTGCTTGCCCACGGCCACCACCGCCGCCTCCAGCGACAACAACATAGTTGGACAGGAAGGTAGCACCGCCGCCTTGGCCAACAAGCATATGCATAATGCCGGACATTAGCTGACGTTCCCCGAAACGACACAGACAGTAGAGCTAATAAAAAGAACCGTTGCAAGACCGCGAGTGGCTAAAGTCATTGTATCCTTATCGGTATTTGTCCCGGCAATGTAAGCCGTCGCAATTGAGCATGTGATCGTAATGTTTCCAGACGTATTATTAAAGATCGAAATAACATCGCCTTCAGAAAATGTTAAATCTGGAATTGTAATTGAGCCGCCTGTGCTAACTTGAACATATTTGCCAACATCAGCAACAGCAAGCGAATAAGATCCCGTCTTCGTTCCGACAGGAGGAATATTAAGATAACCAACGCTAACATTTGCGCCGGGATTATTAAACGTCCAAGTATATCCAGAACCAGCAGCAGCAGCGGTTTGCAATACAGCCGTTCCGCTTGTCGCGCCGGAAAGCGTTAATGTGCCAGCTGTCGTTCCAGCAATACCCAAAACAGGAGCGGAAGTCGCCGTAATTGTATTTGCCGTTAGCGCAGCTAAAACAGTTCCAGCAGCAGCCGTTGATGGAAATGTGTTTGTCGTCCAAGACGCGACACCGGCAGTCGTTGCCGAAAGAAACGAACCGCTTGAACTAGGAACATTCTGCGGAAGCGTCAGTGTCCAGTTAGCCGTAATTGTCGTTGGCGTGGCTATGGCGACATAATTTGACGTATCGCCGTTTAGAGTTATCTGGGACATTAGACAACCACCCATCGTGAGTTAGCAGGGACGTTAACAGCAACGCCGCCATTGACCGTTATTGGGCCAGCCGACAAACCATTATACCCGCTTGGGATTGAAGTATTAACTGAAATTGTAGCCGAATTAAACACGATACCTTGCGATGACGCGACATTTAACGCGGTCAGCAAGCCTGTCGCAGGCGTGTAGAGAAGATTTGCATTCGACGTGTAGAAGTTTGTCGGCGTTCCGGTTGTGCTTGCGGAAAACACCGGATACTCAGCGCCCGTCGTTGAAACGTCGTTTGAGATTGAGATCGACGCGCCTGCGCCCGTAGGTCCTGTCCAGCCTGTAGGGCCTGTCTCGCCCGTTGGCCCAGTAACATTCGACGCAGCGCCCGTTGGTCCCGTTGCGCCCGTGGGGCCGGTGGCTCCGTCAACCCCCGAAGGCCCCGTGGCTCCCGTGGGTCCCGTAATTGATGCGCCCGTAGCTCCCGTGGGTCCGGTAGGCCCAATGTCACCCGTAGCGCCCGTGGGTCCCGTAATGGCTGGCCCTGTCCATCCCGTGGGGCCGGTTTCGCCCGTAGCCCCTGTAGCGCCCGTGGCTCCCGTGGGCCCTGTAACCGTTGACGCAGCGCCCGTAGCGCCCGTAGGCCCCGTTGCGCCAGCGGCTCCCGTTGGGCCTGTAACAGTCGCAATCGCGCCGTTATCTACCCAAGTCGTCCCGTCCCAAACCCAAAGATGTTGATCGTTTAAGGTGACATAAGCGTCACCAATTGCGCCCGTGTAGCTGCTTGGATACCCCGGCAACGCAGCAGCATTTGCGACAGTGCCTTTATAGGTAATACCCGCGCCAGCTGGGCCTGTATAACCCGTTGGGCCAGTAACAGTTGATGGAGCTCCTGTAGGCCCCGTCCAGCCCGTAGGCCCTGTATATCCTGTAGGCCCGATTCCGCCGCCTGCGCCTTGCGCGCCCGTAGGCCCCGTCCAGCCCGTAGGGCCCGTGTCTCCGGTGATTCCTGCGCTGCCCGTGGCCCCCGTGGCCCCTGTAGGCCCTGTGGCCCCAGCTGCGCCTGTTGCGCCTGTTGCGCCCGTAGGTCCCGTTACAGTTGACGCAGCGCCAGTGGCTCCCGTCGCGCCCGTAGGTCCCGTCTCGCCAGTTGGGCCTGTAACATTAGATGCTGCGCCTGTGGCGCCTGTAGGCCCCGTATATCCCGTAGGCCCCGTAGGTCCGGCAGGTCCCGTATATCCCGTTGGTCCTGTGACGCCTAATCCGGCAATTTGTGCAGACGTAACGCGAACTGATGTGCCGGACTGAACAGCTTCAAGTTGTTCAGTGCCATTTAAAGCAACCGCAGCAGGTAGATTGGGGATTTGAATATTAGACATTTATAGCGGCCCCGTCTGCGGTATCTGATCGGTCCCGTATGGCAAGCCGGCGTTTGCCGTAACCATTTTAGTTGTGCCGGTCAGTAAAGATCCCGCGGATAATACAGGATTCAATTGATATGTGAAAGCTGTCGCTGTCGTAACTGTGACTGTATAGAAGCCATTTGCTGTTGCAACAGAAAGGCCTTCAACTGAAATTTGATCGCCGCTAGATAAGCCATGCGCAGACGAACAAGTAACAGTCGCGATACCAGCGCCATCGGAAGTAACAGAAACAAGCGATAATGTTACATAATAAGCTGTCGTTCCCTGCAGCGGCGTAACAGCATTTTGATCAAGTCCTGGCTGCTGACTGCGATCAGCTCTTGTGCCACCAACTTGCTGCGTAACGCGCGTATCATTATTTTGCGTAATACGCGTATCGCCGCCAGGAACTGGAATACCCGTAGCGGCGTTCGTCGTATTGCCTTGCGTAAGACGATAATCCGACTCTGCAGTATTATAATCTTGAATACGCGGATTCATGATTGGCACAGGATCAGCAGGCAATACGATCGCGCGGAGCTGTTGTTGAGGCTTATCGTTGCAGGTCTCGCAAACAAGAATGCGCTTATTAATTAAAGATGCGCCCGACCAGTCAAACTGCCAAGACAGTTGATCGTGATTCATTAGAAACCCGCATCGATCGCATATTGCAAAAGCTCTCGGGTTTCTCGAGCTTACCCTAGCGCGCCCATGAGGCCTCATCGCCAATACCCACTAAGTTGCGGCGAGATATATTGCGAAGCCGTTTCGACATTTTGATTCGCAGCAATTTGATACGCCTCATCAGCCATCGGCTTCATAATGGCGACCTTTTCAGGAGCCCATATCAAAGCAAGCCGTTCAGCAAGACCAAAAGCCATGGCCTCAAGCCATATTGGCGGGATGTCGACTTCTTGCGTGCCATTCATGTTGGCGTCCTGAAGACGATTTACTTTGTAATATTTTAAGCTGGTTTGTGTGCCATCTGGGGTTGGCCAAAGCGTAACCGTTGGAGACAAAAGACGGTCAAACCAGAAAACTGTAGGGAAGCCCTGCTGCGTTTTATTTGGGTATGACGCATATTCTGTGCGGCTGATCGGCATAATGATTCGATCGATCGGCGGCGTGCCATACTCAATATACGCATCAAGCATCACAACCGTGCTTGCATCAACATTGTAAGTCGCCGTTCCGGCAACAAGCGGAACCGTTACGAGGCTAACTTGCCAGAGATTTACGCCTTGATTGCTCCAGCGCGTAAACATCATGTTTGTCGCTAGACGCGCAGAATCCATGTGCTCTTGCAATAGAGCCGTAGGTCTTATGCCGATCAGCTGATACGCGTAGACCGTGAGCTCGCCAAGAGACGGATTGAAAGTATATGTTCCGCTCGTGGCCATTTATTCATCCTTAGCTAATCTGCCAAACTGCGATAACAACTGATGGACAAGCAGGCATTGCAGGCGACACACCAGGAACCGCTGCTTGCGCGCCAGTGGCTAAAATCTGCGTGCTATTATCCTGCCCAGCCATAAATAATTCGTAGTAATCGCCAACAGTCGTGCAGTCCAAATCAAATGTAGCAACAACAGTTATAGGCTCATCCTTTACTGTCGCGACAATCGTGCTGCTATTATCGACAAGATTTCCGTTTTTCTTAAAGAAAATGTTTAACCATTTCGCGCTGGCTGAGCCTGAGTTGTGGCCAATCACAGAAAAGGTAAAGCAATAATTGCCGATCTGCGGCAATACAATTTGCGTATTACTATTTAATGTAATGCCAGCAGCGTTTAACGTCGTATTATATGTGATCGCTTGCGAATTTGCCGCATTCAATACTGTTTGCGTCTGAGTGCTGGAAAAGGTCGCATGAGGGCCGGGGGGTATGTGATGAGACATTATACAACAATCCAGTTCGCGTTATTGGAAACGACGAAATATGCCTCGTATCGGACGGCCAATATTTGTTGCGCTTGACCATCAATTGTTTCAGAGCCAAATGCGTCAAGTGTAATAACGCCAGTTCCGCTATTCTTAATAATAAAATATTGCCCCTCCTTACCAATGGCTGTAGGCAGCGTCACGGTAAATGTTCCAGATGTGCAATTTACTATGCAATCTGTGTTTTGGACAATGTAAGTAGCCGACACACCCGTATACGGAAGCGTCGTAGACGCAGTGCCGCTTGTGTCAGGTATCCAAGCAGGTCCACTCATTTGTTCACCACGTTAAACTGAGCAAAGGTAGACGTTACGGAACCCGTGCCGCTGTTTAGTAAGACGCGAGCAAAAGTTGGCGTAAACTGAAAATTCGTGAACACATTGGCGACAGAAGTCACAGCATCTGTGTCGTTGGTGTTAAGCCATTCAACATCGCCAATTGCGATTGGGTTTGTTGGACTATTTGGATCGTCCATTGTAACTTGAACCGTGTAATTAACAGTCCCAGAAACATTGCACTGAATAGACGTCTGAGCATCTGCCCAACTATCAAGACGGACCCAGCGAGATCCAGCGACGCCATTTGTGCCAACAGTCACACCACTTACGCTTGTCGCGCCGCTTGCAGCTACGCGTGTCACAGTTGCAAAGTCTAATGTTGTTGCAACAGTGCTGCCGCTTGTGCCCTGCACCGTCTCAGAAATCGTCTGACCGCCGATCCATGTGCCATAAACTGTAAATGTAATACCGCTGTCGTTGCCGACGTTCGTGATAAGAACCTGACGCGGCTCATCGAGAACAGCAACGCCGCTAGTAACGGTAGACCCATTAAGCGTTAAATTAGCCGCTCCAGCCGTAGTCTGGCTTAATGCAATGTTGTTGGCTGAAGCCGCAGCTAAAGGACCAACAGTGACAGAAATAGGCTGCATTATGCTTTTCCTTCTTTACTTTTACCAGACGGCGAAACAGGCCAAGATTGTCTAGCAGAGCTTGTCTTCTTGGCGGCCATCGTTTTTTTCTGTTCTTTCGACATAGAAGCAGCCGCTGCCGCTGGGCGACACGCTGGATAAGGGCGTTTGCCCTTTTCTCCTTCTATTCTACCACATTCTTTTCCTGTTTTCACATCGCGCCAATCTTCAGCAAACCATTTTCCAAGGCCGCCGCCAGATGCTTTATTCACGCGATTGTCTTCGCCAGACCATCTACCGCCATGCTGCTTATACCACTTAGATGCCCAAGCATTTGCATAGGCAGAAGGATAAACATCAAATTTAGCGCGAGCAGCTGCTTTGGCGCGACCCCAAAGACCAGAGTTTTGAGGTTTAGACGCCATTTAGCAGTCCCACTTACGAAGAGATTTATTGATTCGGCTATTTGGGTCAGCCGCCTTGGCCGATCCCGTAAGCTTTTTCTTCATGCCCGTCATGCGGGCACAAAATGAAGAACGACGCGATGCGGATTTTTCGCTTTTCGCAGCCTGCTCTTTAGAAACTGGGGGTTTTAAATTATGGCCTTCACGCTTTGCAGAAGCGCGCCCTTTGGCGTTTAAACCGCCTTCAGGATTCTTTCCTTCTTTGCGTGTCCAAGCAGGGCTTTTTGCCATGATTCTCTCCGAAGAACCGACGGGATTTCTCGAAAAAACCCCGTCGACTTTGTCACCGACAAATTAGTAGTGAGAAGCTTTGCCGCGTGGCGTGCCAGCCTTAGCTGACGAAAATACGCCGCCGCCAGATGCGCGAGCAGGCTTTTTGCCTTTCGCAGCTTCAGACATTACAGCTTTGCCGCCTTTTTTCATGCAGCCGCCGTGAGCCTTCTCAGCCTTGCCGCCTTTTTTGAAAGTTTCTGTTCTTACTTCAGCATCTTTGATTGAAGAAGCAGGACCTTTGTAAGCACCCATAATGGCCTCCTATTAGGCGTTGTTTGCTTGGATGTATGTGACGATGAGCTTGCCTGCGCCAGGTGTTGCACCAGGAGCGCCGCTATCTACCCAGATAGCAACGTCAGACGCGCCAACATCCTGCCAAACGCCAGTGCGGGTAGCGTCAGTGCCTGGATTTAAAGACAGGACGCCAACAGCATTCGCATTCGTCGAGGCAACAAGTTCAGTTGCTGTCGAAGACGTTCCAACGCTTAATGTGTAAGTCGTCGTCGCGCTTGACCATGCAACATCAACAAGAACAGTAATGCTAACAATCGTGCTGTTTGCAGGAATTGTAATTGCAGTCTGCGCTGATGTCGTTGACTGAACAATGTCAGCCGTTTGAGCCATTAAGCAAAAACCAACATTCTTGATTGAACCAACTGTTGTGCCAGTCGTATCAAGAACGTCTCCAGCTTTTATGGGGCCGGTGAACGTAGTCGTTCCCATTTTCATTTACTCCTTCTGCACAAGGTTTAATTACGTCGTCTGTGCAGCGTCCGCTTGGCCGGTCGACGTAACTGATGTTCCAAGATTTTTATTGGAAGAATGCTTCCTAATATAGTCGGCAGCCGCCAATAAAACTTCTACATTATCCTTTGCCTGTCCCAGCATGCTGTTGCAAGCATAGCATAATAATTCACGCACGGCACCTGTATCGTGGCAATGATCTACCGCTAGATCTTTTTTAGTTCCGCGATAATCCATCGTCGTCTCAGGCTGATGGCAAATAGCGCACTTACCATCTTGCTTGCGATACATTTCGGCGTAATCACCAATTGAAATGCCATAATAGCGCATCAATCCGTAATGACGCTGTTGGTCCTTACTCATTTTATAGCCGACAGAACCATCTTCTTTCAAAACTCTTTCGGCTTTATGATCAGCCATTTTCAAGTTAGAAATTTTAAGATTTTTCGTATCGTTATCTATAAAAAACACAGATCTATCTGGCCATTTGCCGTAATAAAGAAGCCATGCTGCCTGAGCTCCGGATATTTTTCTTCCACGATATGTGATGGAATAATAATCCTTGCCATTTTGCATTCGCTGCCAAACGCCGGCGCGTTGACCAACTTGAGCCCTGGAGCTTGTTGACACTTTCCAGGTAAAAGAACCTGTTTCAGCATCATAATCCAGAACCTCTGATAGACACTCAAATGTCAGATCAACATTTTTTACCATTTTGTAAATCCCCTTCTCTTTTATTAGAGTTAGAGATTATACTTTAGATAAATATAATGTCAATCTGACATTTATATTTATAACTCGCTGCATTCTTTTTAAAATACAGCGAGTTATTTTATATTAGGTTGGGAAAGAACCAAATATTGAACGCCAATTATAGTATCCAAAACTATAACGTTCATAGCCCTTCACCAAAAGGTTGTCAGTCACAAAATCGACTTGCATGTCGGTCTCGAACTTTACACGTTCCATGTAAGACAGACCGTCAATGTTGGTCAGCAAGAACCAAGCAGATGCAGACGTCAAGAAGTCGTTGACCATGTAACCTTCAGGCAAGCCGCCTGCAGTCATCATGATCGCATTGACGTCGTTGTCCGCTGTGCCTGGACGCAATTCAGTCTTTGTAAGACGAATTGCAGTTGGCTCGAGAGCTGGCGGAACAACAAGACGACGACCGCGAGCAAATACTTTAAGACCAGCTTGGTCTTTAAAGTTTGTTCTGATCGAGATCATTGCGTTAAGCAGCGTGCTCTCATTGAGATCCACATCAACTGCAGGACGGTTAGCAACCGTGCCGCCATCGATTGGATGGTTCGTTGCAATAAGAGCAACGCCGTCACCGCCGACAGAAGCATTATACGTCGTGGCCGTGTTCAACACGTTCGCGCCGTAAATTTCTTTTGTCTGCTGGAACGATTCAATGAGGCCGAGGTTCGACGGCATAAACTGTGACTTATACAGGTTATCGTCGATTGCCTTACGCGTAATCGAATAGCCGAGAGCAATTTCAGTGTGCTCTTGGTTATAGACGTAGCGTTCACCTGCGGCGTTATCAAACGACGTTTGAGCGCCTTCAGTTTTCAGCTGAGCAAGACCCAAGAAACGCATTTCCGCAGTGCGCTCAAGCGCCATTTTGGAATCATGTTTCGTGAAGATCTTGTCGTATTGAGATGGGATCATCTCATACTTGCCTTCTATCCCACGGAGACCGGGGAGGAGAAGGTCTTTGATGGCAGAGAGATTAACAGCCATTGGTCCTTACTCCTTAGATGGTGACAAGCGTCTTGGTCGAGACGTTCAAGAAGCCAACAATAACGTAGTTAGCGTTCGAGGCCGTATCGGTGCCATTAGAACCTGGCGGATCCGTCACAAGGCTGATGACGCGGAAAGGAGCCGTCGAAGACGTTCCAAGCGTTTCAACATACATGCCAGAGATGCCGTTCGAAGTATTGCCGCTTGAGCCACCCGCAAGGGAGATTGAAGCGCCAACGCCAGCCTGCGTCACATTCGTGGTGCTGCCAGCTTGAACAAGGAATCGCGCATTAGGATCGTTTACGACATAGGCGTAGATTGAGCCATTGTTGTCTGAGCCTGGCCAATAGTTTGACCAAACAGTGCGCTTCTGAGACGTTGAAAGATATTTACAGCCTTGGAACACGCCAGCAAGCTGCGTCGTCGGCGCGTCACCCGCGCGTGTGATGTAGCCGTTAGCGTCCTGAAGGACAGCATCACCGTAGAAAATAGCAGTCGTATAGTCGGATTTGATCTGCATTTCGACCTGTTCGTAGGTCGGGGCAGAGCCGTTCCCGCTATACTGACGAAAACCGAAAGGCGCAAACGTATTCGCCATGACGGGTTCTCCTTATATAGGAGGCTCATCATCGCGCGCCGGGGCGATTATAGAACCGGAAGATTGTTAATGCTCCACGCCGGGGGAGCTCGAGCTGTTAAAAGCTTATGTATATTATCGCTTGACAAGGCATAAAAGTAAAGGGGCCGGCGAACCGACCCCTCAAACCATAATTCTTACCAGAGAAATTACTTCTCAGGGATCGGCATTGCTTCATAAGATTTTTTAATTTGAGGCTTAACGCGGGCATCATCGCGGGTCATTGTGCCATCAGGCGTGCCTGCAATTTGCTGCTCTTTTGCCCTTACCTGCATGCGCGCCTTGCGCAAGTCAGAAGCACGGCGCTCATCTATAATCTCAGTAGGGCATTGCATAAGGATCATGCCCTTACGCAAAATCGTCTGGGTCGATGTATTGTTTGGCATCATCCAAGGATGACGCGCAACAGGCACAGGTTCCCAGCCAGCACGCGCTAACTGAATCTGATATGCAGGATCTTCCTGCCCATAAATGGTGTGGCGCTTCCACTCATACGTCCAGCCATCAGGTATTTCATCAAGCGGGATGTAGAAATCATCTTGCGCGTCTACAACATCGCCAAGATGCTCGCGCAGCTGGGCTGCGCGGCGAGAAGCGGCTGCCCGAGAATCATCTTCACGCATTGGCGGCCTCATCGTGTCTTCTTCGACGGCTTCAATCTTCTTTACTGCATTTGCAAATTTACCGCCGCGGCGGGGAGCGTTGATAGGTTCCATTTTTCAATCCTTAACGACCATAACGGCCTTCTTTTTGAGCCAAAGCTTTATTCTTTGCATATTCTTCAGGTTTCATACCAAGAGATGCAGCCATGTCAGCCTCTGCAGCCGTTAAGCGCATAACATTTGGTCGAGAGCTCCCACGAGACACAGGCGCAGGAG